TACTTTCTTATGGTAGACCAAGAGTTATCGTTCAAGACCAAAATGACAATTACTTTTTAGCTGGATTTGAAAATGGCTGTCAAGTAACTGCTGGTACTATCGTAACAGGACAAGCAATGAATGACCTAAGTGGTTATACATTAACTTTAACTGGTATGGAAAAGAAACCTGCTAACTTCTTAGACTCTGACCCTGCAACTGTAGGATTTACTGTTGTAGTTCAATCATAGTTTTCACGTTTACTTTATGTTTTTTAGTTTAGGTCTACTTCGGTAGACCTTTTCTTTTACAACAAAAACAAAAAATTAAATATACGTTATAAGTTTATGATTAGATTATTGCCAACATCAAGCTCACAAACTTTTTCTATCTTACCTAGAACATTAGATACAACAGGTATCAATGCTACAATAAGAGAAGACGGAACAGGCAACGTAGTAACAATTTCAAATGTTACAGCATCAGTCAACAATGACTACATAGATATAACTCTTTCTTCGGATAAGTTTATAGCTGAAAGAGCCTATGTTTTAGAGATGACTAGAGGTTCAGATTTATGGTATAGAGATAAGATATACGTTACAAGTCAAACTAATACGGATATCTACCACACTATAAGTACTGACTATTACGAAGAGAATGATACCGATGGCGATGATAAATACATAACAATATAATGGGTAAAATAAATATTAAAAAGAATTATTCAGTAAGTAAGCCAAAGACGTATACTAAGAACTTTAGTGTTGTGGAACTATCTACCTATGAGATGCCTAAGGCTATAGAAAGAAAAGGAGATAATTGGGTTAGCTGGGGAGAAGACAACAATCACTTTGGTAGACTGATAGACTTAAATTTAGGTAGTCCTACTAACTCAAGATGTATCAAAGGTATATCTGATATGATTTATGGTAGAGGATTAGAGTGTACTGATAGTAAAGAGAAGCCTGTAGAATGGGCAGAGACTCAATTAATATTTAAGCCTAAAGATATTAAAAGAATAGTAAACGACAGGAAAGAGTTAGGAATGGCTGCTATCCAAGTTGTTTACAATAAAACTAAAAAGAGAGTACTAAAAGCATTACACTTTCCAATAGAAACTCTTAGAGCTGAGAAAGCTGTAGATGGAATTATAAAGGCTTGGTACTATCATCCTAATTGGGCTGAGTACAAAAGAGGCGATAAGCCTAAAAGAATACCTGCTTTCGGTCAAGGTGGTAAGAAGGAAACTTCTGAGATATTTGTATCTAAACCTTATCAAAGTGGATTTTGGTATTATACTCCTAGTGACTATCACGGATGTTTACAGTACTGTGATTTAGAGGTAGAGGTATCTAACTACCATATCAACAATATAAAAAATGGTTTACAGCCTAGCTTATTTATTAACTTCAATAATGGTATTCCTCCAGAGGAGACTCAAGAAATAATAGAAAGCAAGATAAACGATAAGTTTGGAGGAACAAACAATGCAGGTAGAACAATCATAGCTTTTAACGAAGACAAAGATAGTTCAGCAACTATAGACCCTATACACTTACCAGATGCTCACGCACAATATCAGTTCTTAGCTGATGAGAGTAGAGAGAAGATAATGTTAGGACACGGAATTGTATCTCCTATTTTATTAGGTATTAAAGACAACACAGGTTTTGGTAACAATGCAGAGGAATTAAGAACTGCATCTATACTTATGGATAACTTTGTTATTAGACCTTTCCAAAAAGATTTATTAGATGATTTCTGTGAGATATTATCTGTAAATGGAATATACCTAAACTTATACTTTGTTACTTTACAACCTATTGAGTTTACAGAACTAGACAACATCTCTACTAAGATTAAGAGAGAAGAAGAAACAGGAGAGAAGTTAAGTTCTCAAGAAGAGCCAACAGACTTTTCTGATGAAGAAGGAGATGATATGTTAGAGCAATTAGAAGGCTTAGGAGAGATTATAAGCGATGATTGGGAGGTTATACATACTGAGAAGTATGCTGAGGAGTTAAGTGAGGTTAAAATGGCTGAAATTAAGTCTAGTAACAAGTCATCTAAAGAAGATAGTGAAATCTATAAAGTTAGATACGCTTATATGCCTGTAAGAAAATCTCCAGACAGTAGAACTTTCTGCAAGAAGATGGAAACATTTACAGAAAGAAAAATAGTATTTAGAAAAGAAGATATTAATATGATGTCTTTTAGAGGTGTAAATAGTGAGTTAGGTCATAACAGACAAAACTATAGTTTACTGAAATTTAAGGGAGGTAAAAACTGCCATCATTTCTGGGAGTTAAGAGTATACAAGTTGAAAGGAGATAAGAGAGTAGACCCTAATTCAGCTTACGAGAAAGGTTTAAAAGAACCTAAAAATCCAAATGAGATGACTGAAAGAATGATTGATAGACCAGATAGAGGAGCTTACCCAACAAATAAAAAATAAGATATGGCTACTAAAGCATTATTTATAACATTAAATGACTTAAAAAGAAAGTCTATTATATCTGGAAATACAGATGATGATAAGCTAATACAATTTGTAGAGGTTGCTCAAGATTTGCATATTCAAAACTATTTAGGTGGAAACCTATACGATAAGTTACAGGACTTAATATTGACAGACACTCTTGATGATGTTGCTAACGTTAACTACAAGAATTTAATTAATCAGTATGTAAAGCCTATGTTGATTTGGTTTAGCCAAAGTTCTTACTTGCCATTTGCCTCTTATAATATTGGTAATGGTGGTATCTATAAGCACATTGGAGATAACAAACAAGCTATAGATAAAGATGAGTTGGTACACTTAATGGGTAAAGTTAATGAGACTGCTGACTTTTATACTAGGAGATTCTTAGATTATATGGATTACAATAACAATCTGTTTCCAGAATATAACACATCTACAAACGAGCAGATGAGTCCAGATACAGATTCTAATTTCTCTGGAGGTATATTTTTAGGATAGTATGAAGAAAAAGATTTATAAACCAAAAGACTCCAATGTTAAGAAGATGGAGATATTGTTTAAAAAAATAAAAGAAAAAGATAATGGCAAACGAAATATACGATAGTACTTGGTGGGGTAACACAATAGATACTGCATCTTCAATAGAAACATCAACTGAAATGATACAAGGTCAGTTTAATATGGATGACAGACAAGAAGTTGAAGCAGTTAAGTGTTTAGCTGATGCAATACATACAATAGGAATACAAGACATACAAAACTAAAACAATGGCAAAACCAAAATTAGCATTAATACCAGCTGCTCAAGGAAGCAAGTTATTTTCTGTACTACCATCAAGTGGTGTAGGAGATTTTGACTTTACTCGTAGTGGGTCAGCAACAAGAATAAACTCACAAGGACTAATAGAAACAGTTGCAAACGGACAATCAAGATTAAACTATCCAATGATTGATGGTAAAGTTGTAGGATGTCCACATCATATATTAGAGCCACAGAGAACTAATTTAATTGCTTATTCGGAAGATTTTAATAATTCAGCTTGGATTAAACAAGCAGGAATTACAGTTTCAGATAATGATATTATTTCGCCTGATGGTACACAAAATGCCGATAAAATAACTACAACAAGTGGTAGTTTATTTATGTATGATGTTTTAAGTTTAACACCATCAACTGAATATACAATTAGTTTTTTTATAAAAAATGATAATTCCAATAAAACAAGAATTTGGGGAGCAGGAGAGGGTTCTTTTGATATTACTTGGAATGGTAGTCAATTAGTAAGTATAACTCAAGGTTATTTTGAATATTTTGGCAATGGATGGTATAATGTTTCAGTTACACAAAATTCGCAATCAGATGGTCAATATATAACGAGAATATATCCAAATATTGAAAGCGTTACAACAAACAGTATTTATCTATGGGGTGGGCAATTAGAAGAAGGCTCTTACGCAACTTCCTATATCCCAACTAACGGAAGTACAGTAACTCGTAATGCAGAAACTGCTAATGGCTCTGGAGATGCAGATACGTTTAATGATTCAGAAGGTGTTTTGATGATAGAAGCAAGTAGTTTAGTTAATTCAGATACATATAGATTAATTTCATTAAATGATAATAGTAGTAGTAATGAAATTTTTGTGGGATTTAGATTTGATACTGGTAAATTATATTACAATATAGATAGTGGTGGTGTTGGTCAATCTAGTTTCATTTCAGATGTTACAGCGTTAAATACATCTTGCAAGTTTTGTGTCAAATATAAACAGAACGATATTTCTTTTTATATAAATGGGTTTAAATTATATTCAGACTCAAGCGCAAATATGCCTACTGGATTATCTGTTTTGAAAATGAGCAGAGGAAATGACACACTTCATTTCTACGGAAACACTAAACAAATACAATACTACAATTCAGCATTAACAGATAGCGAACTAGAACAACTAACGTCTTGGACATCTTTTTCAGATATGGCTAACGGACAATTATACACAATAGAATAGATATGGCAAATACTTTAAAATTCGGTAACGGAACTTGGGCAACAAAGAAAGGCTCTACGTTAGCTTATAATGACGAGAATAATAACTATAAACCTCTACCTTTTACAACTACTAGAGATAGTATTGCTACAAGAGTAAACAAAGAGGGATTAATTGAAGTAGTTGGTAATAATGTACCAAGAATAGATTATAAAGATAGTACAGAGGGTGCTTTGCTTTTAGAGAATAGTTCTACAAACTTGGTTACTTATTCAGAAGATTTTAGTAATGCTTATTGGACTAAAAGTGGTTCAAGTGTAACAAGTGGTTTTATTTCGCCTGATGGAACTGCTAATGCTTTTAAATTAATTGAAGATACGAGTGTAGGTGAACATTCTATATCAGCTTCTCCTTTAGTAGGGGTTAGTGATTTGACTACTTCAATTTTTGTAAAGTATGCAGGTTCTGAATACATAGTACTTCGGTCAAATTCCTCTGGCGGTGCTTATCTTAATTGCACTTTTAACTTATTGACAGGTGTAAATACATTTAATGGTTTTCTATTTGATTTTGAAATAACATCAATGGCTGATGGGTGGTTTAGAATTTCTGGAACAAATCGTTCCTCTGCAAGTGCTTTTCGTGTTAATTCGTTTATTCTTTCACCAACGGATGTAACAAACAATAGTACACCAAGCCATACTGGAGATGGAACATCAGGTGTTTACATATACGGAGCGCAAATAGAAGCAGAAAGCTACCCTACTTCCTATATCCCAACCAATGGCTCATCAGTTACAAGACTAGCTGATACTGCTAATGGTAGCGGTAATAGTGAAGTGTTTAATGATAGTGAGGGAGTATTGTTTGCTAATATAAGTGCTTTGGATGATGATGGCACATCAAGATATATTGCAGTTTCAGATGGAAGTAATAATGAAAGAGTACAAATAATATATAGTTCAGTATCAGATAATATTGCAATGAGTATAGTTTCTTCAAATAGTAGTCAAGCATCGATAACAGCAATAGGTTCTCAAATTCAATATAGCAAATTAGCTATTAAATATAAAGTTAATGATTGTTCTTTTTGGTTTAATGGTTTTAAAATACATACTGATACAAGTGCTATTATGCCAAGTGGATTAGATGTTCTTGAATACCAAAGACCAAATAACACATCTCAATTTTACGGAAAGACAAAAGAACTTGGCTACTACGATACCGCACTAACAGACGAAGAATTAGAATACCTTACAAGCTATCGTTCATTAAGCGAATTAGTAACAGAATTAAACTTAAACACATTATAAAATGGCGAATACATTAAAATTTGGTAACGGAGAATGGTATGGTAAAGAAGGTACTATACTTGCTTATAATGATGAGAACTATAACTACAAGCCTTTACCTTTTAACTTTGAAAGAGGTTCAAGTGCTACTGTTGTAAATAAAGATGGTTTAATTGAAACTGTAGGTAGTGATATGCCTAGAATTGATTATAAAGATGATAGTAAAGGAGCGTTGTTGTTAGAACCGAGTAGAACTAATAAAAATCTTTTTAGTACTGATTTCTCGAGGTTTACTGCGGTAGAAGCAACTTTAGATAAGAGTTTTACTGCACCTGATGGCACATTAAATGCAACAAAATTAACAGATAATTCAGTTAGTTCTACACATAGGATAATGAAAACCTGTACAACAAGTTCAAGCGGTTCAGCTACTTATTCTGTTTTCTTAAAAAAAGGAACAATGACAAATGCTGTTTTAAATCTTTTTTCAGGTAACACAATAGGTACAGCAACGGTTGATTTAGATAGCGGTACTATAACGTTAAACAGCGGTACTTCGGCAGATATAGAGGATTATGGAGATGATTGGTATAGATGTTCTGTTACAGGTACTTTAGGGAGTACAAGTACAACTATATATGTCTATATGGGTGATAGCAAATCTCCCTACGTAGGTACTAATCAGGACTTATATGTATGGGGCGCTCAACTAGAAGAAGGAAGCTACGCTACATCTTACATACCAACACAAGGTAGTGCAGCAACAAGGTTGGCAGATGTTTGTAGTCAAACTGTACCAGATGGTGTTATAGGACAAACAGAGGGGACTTTGTTTTTAGATTTTAAAGTACTTTCAGAAGGTGAAATTAATGCTAATATTTTTAACACTAATAAAAATACAACAAATGCTATTGCAGTTATTAGAACTAAAAGCACAAAAGAACTTCAAGTTCAAACTTTTTTTAGTTCTGTAAACGTAAACTATGTATCTACCAACCCTTATAATGTTGGAGATAAAATTAAATTAGCTTTTAAATATAAAAGTGGAGATGTTAAACTTTATATAAATGGAATACTTGAAAATTCAGCTACTACAACTTTTACAATATCAAGTTCTTTAGATGAAATTAATTTAGCTGATAATGTTACTTATTTTGCAAGAAAAGAAGCATTACATTTTAATGAATTAAAATTATTTAAAGAAGCATTAACAGACGCAGAATTAATCGCATTAACAAGTTAAGAGTAATAATTACACCTATAATAATAACAAGAGTAAATCTTTACATAAGAAATACAATAAGATAAGAAAATTAAAAAAACTATACAGATAATATAATAACTAATAGTTATAACCAAAAGTTAAAATAAATAAGTAATGAGAATAGCAAAATACGAATTTGATTCAAGAGAACAAGCACAAAGTAAAATTGATGCTCTTGGAACTGCAACTGATGAAGATGGAAACGAA